CGTATTATATTAGAAGAAATGAAAGAAAAATACGGTGAAGTTACTTTAGATTTAGAGTCTATGGAAATTGTAAAGTGATATGGAAAAAATTAAAGTTAATCTTAATACAATATTTGTAGTAACAATTGCCATCTTGGCATTTTTGTTATTGAAGCAATGTAATAAGGTACAAGATTTAAAATTAGAAAACAAAGTCGGAGTACAAAACATAATTGCTTTAAACGATTCTATACGAATCGTCAAAAACAAATGGGATGAAGAAATAACTTTAAAAAATACATACATAACTTCAGGAAAAGAATTAGAAAATATCAATAAAAATTTATCTGATAAAATTAAGAAACTTGAAGGCGATGTTTTATACGCATCTAACATAATATCATCTATTAAAACTGATACTATTTTTATAGAGAACGAAGTAATAAGATATCCAGATGGCACAAATCAATTATCATGGTCCTATAATAAGGATTATGGAAATGGTAATTCTAGATTCCTAGATGGTAATTCTAGATTCTCTATTGATTTATCAGATTCCGCATTTAGTATATTAGATAAAGGAACTTCTATTACCAGAGATATCACAAATCTAAGCATACTTACTGGTTTAACCGAATTAGATGAATCGTATCAAATATTTGTAAAGACGGATTATCCAGGAATTACATTTTCTAATATTGAAGGAGCGATACTAGATAAAAAAAGATTTTTAAAGCAAACACAGCCCAATTGGATATTTGGTCCATCTATTTATATTGGTGTCGGTGTGGATCCTAAAAATGCAACAGCAGGACCTCAAATTGGATTAGGTATTTCCGCCACGTTTAATTTGAATAAATATCTAAATAACATATTTAAATAATGGCAACTAACTCAACATACGTACAATTATCTAATCAGGTATTATTAGAATATCAATATAGAAATCAAGGGTCTACTGCCAATGAGTTTACTACAACTCAGGCTCCGTGGTATTTAATGGAGAATAATCATGATAAAACTGTATCTATATTTAATGATGATAATTCAGTAAATGAGACTGGGAATGTTAGAACTAGAATGGGAGTTTTAATAGACTCAACTACATCTAAATATGGTTATTTAAAATTAGATCAGATTACTGCTTTAAACGATTATGATCCGGCATTAACAGATTCTGTAAATCTACCAGTAAGCTTTTCAACAGTTCAAAATGTTGCTTATGATGTGATTCGTTTACATTTAGTGCAAGGGTTTAATTACGAAAATATGGAAGGTTTTCTTTTTCGTATGGGATTCAAGAATCAATCAGATGTAACAATATATCATACAAATTTAGCATATCGTAAAGCAGATTCTTATGGTCAAATTAATCCTGAACCATTTATTTTAGGAGGTAAATATTATGCTTCGTTTATAGAAATTAAAGTACCTGCATTATATAATTTAATAGAAGAATTTAGAAATGCTAGTTATTCAGGAAGCCCAACTGCAGATTTACCATCATCTAAATTAACTAATGGAGTTGGACCTCAATATAGTTCTCTTATTAATGTAGATTTCGGATGGATCGATAATAATAGTACAACAAATGGCCAAAATTATTTTAGTGTATATGATTTAGTTTCATTAGATTTACCAGTTTTAGATCAATTTAGTGATGTGTCTGCTGTTATACAAGATGCTGATGATGGAGATTATATTGAATTATATGCTGCCTATAATGGAGCTATAATTGATAATTTTATTACACAATTAAATAATGCTCCAGATAACGATTATATTATATTACATGAATTGAATGTATACGAACATGTTTGGAGCGGTGGAGCTACTGCTAGTTGGATAAAAACGAGTGGTCTTGAATTTGTTCAAGATAATAATTATGAAGATCCTGTTTTATATAGACCTATTATTCAAAATCAAGCAGCACAAGCATATCGATTAGATTATACAATTAGATTATTTAATCGAGAAGATAATACATCTATTTGGAAAACTGCTTCGGCTCAATTTAATAATGCAGCTAAATATGGAAAGGTATTGCAAAGAATATCTTTAGGAACTAATCCAATACAACCTAAAGTTTACAATAAAATATATGAAAAGAAGGTAAATTTATATAGAGGCGTAGCTCCTACTATTGCGAAAGAAGAAGAAAATTACGCTAAATTTGTAACTTCATTTATTGAAAGTAATCAAATCTTAATAACTGCTCAAAATGCATTTTTAAAACGAGATCCTAATACTAATAAAGTAACCTTTAAGACTGTTGGTAATAGTAAAACAGAAACTATATATGCACAAGGCTTAGGAAAAATTAACTTAACTTCTGCTGATACATTCTTAAAATTCGTAATATATCAAGGTGATTCAGAGAAAATAGTTAAATTCTTAGATTTAAATGGAGTTGGTAAAATATTTTTAAATTTCTTTTCAAATTCTGGAGATGTCGTTAAATACAAAATGTATGATGATCCATCGATATCATTATCGAGTGGAGAAGTTATGTTTAAAATTCCTGGTAAAGATGCCAGAAAAATATCACAATTTAATGATATTACATTTACTATAACATCCGATTCAGGAGAAGCAGAATCTCAATTATATACAGGAGTTTTTAATCGTGTAGATGGAGTAGTTTCTGATATTGAAAATAGAAAAATCATTAATCTACAAAAGGAGTTAGATGAATTAAACGAAGCGTATGACAAGTTAAAAAGATTATATGATGCTTCATTATTAGAAATAGATTCTTTAAAAAATGCTAACAAAGAGCAAAATATTTTAATACAAGATTTGCAAAATGCTTTGAATATACAAATATCTGAAAATAATTTCTTAGTTGAGGATGATGTAAACGACGAAAAAGAAAAAGAAGAATTAAGAAGACAAATTGCTGAATTAGAAGCTTTAGCAGCCACACCACCAGTAACTACACAGACTGGAGGTATTAAACCTAATATCTTTCCTGAGATAATTACGGTAGATGCTGGTATACCAACTGCTTTTATAGATCCAAAAAAATCTTTATTAAATTCTAATGTAAAACAATCAAACAGCTCTCCATACGCATCAAATCCATTCTTAAAAGGCGCTAATAGCGAAATATTTGATGAATTCCAAGATGATGATCGAAGAAATAGAGATGGTGAAATAAATTATAGATTTTAACAAATATGTTTTTAAACGCTAGATCAGATTTATTTAAAGTTGAATTTCCTAGGACATTTATACCTAAGGCTATTAGGGATAAGTATGCTCAATATGTTTTTAGGATGCCAACAATGATTAACGATGTTACAGACTTAGTTAATTATACAATACAAACGGTTACAATTCCTACGATGAATTATACACCAGTTGAACAGGTAAAACCAGATATCAAGAATCCTTTGCAACAAAGTTCAGTAAATTCAAATTCGTTAGGAACATCAACAACGGATTCAGGTAGAACTAGGAGGTGGAGATCATCTGCTAATTATCAAGAAATATTTACTAAAGAATTTACAGTAACATTTCAATTAGTAGATGGGCATGTAAATTATTGGATATTACTCGATACATTATTATATTATTATGATCCTACTACTAAAGCAAGATTTAATGAAAATATACCGGTAAGAATATTAGATGCTGAAGGTAATTTAATGTTTACCGCTATGTTTATGGATTGTTTATTTACTGGATTAAGTGAATATCAATTATCTTATTCAGATCTATCTCAAGAATTTAAAACCTTTGATGCTACTTTTCAATACAATACGTTAGATCTAGATTTATTACCACAGAATAGAATTAATAAAGATAAATTCGCTATTGGCGCATCAGCAACATTTAAATAGATATATAATATAACAAAAACATAAATACAATGGAAACATTTAAAGAATATCTCGATAGACAAAGTCCTGAAAATTTAGCTAAAATTTTACAAGAAAGCTCTGATTACACTTTATCTGAAATTGAGGAAGCTAATATAGAAGATAGCGTTTCGATATTTTTGGCAGAGGGTAAAGATATAAATGATTTAGAAATAGAATTTACTAACGAAGGATTATTTGGATCTATTATCGGAGGATTAACTGGAGCTGCATTAGGAAAAACTGTAGGAAAGGTAATCGCAAAAGTTTTAGGTATTCAAAAGGGTGTTTTATACGATTTACTAACTTCACGACTAGTTGCTGCAGCATTAGGTGCTCAGATCGGCAAGAGTCTTTAATAATAATATATGAGCTTAATATCAATAGATTTTTCTATTAACTCAACTGCCGTATGTATTCTACATAAAGGTGAATTACATTGGTTTAGTTTCGCATCAAATTTAGATTTTAACAAAAAGGCCTTTTCAGTACATAATGATCTAGATGGATTAGGTATGAACATAAATGGATATGTTCGAGAAAAGCCGAAAGATTTAGATTATGTACAAGAACAATCTTGGAAAATCAATAATGCTAATTACCTTTCATACAATATAATAAACGCGATCGCTCCTTACGTAGATGAAGATACTATATTTGCTATTGAAGGTTTTAGTTATGGGTCACGAGGTAATGCATTTATAGATTTGATTACATATAATACATTTTTAAAGTCTAAGATACTTAGGATATCTAAGAAAGATATTTTAGTATATCCTCCAAAGACTATTAAGAAATTCTTCACCGGTAATGGTAATGCTAATAAAGAAAAAATGTTAGAAGCTTTTAAAGTTAGTGAAGATGAATTACTCCTTAATGATCCATTTCATAAATATATTTTAGATACAAATTATGGAGATAAGATTCCTAAACCTGTCGACGATTTGGTGGATGCTTTTGCAATTCTTTGCTATTTAAGGGATGGTTGCAACTCGGATGCTTGATCTTGGCTTTGCAACTAGAGGTGTCCGGAACAACCGATTGTGGACTATACTGTTCTTACTATATTAGAGTACCTGAATTAACAGATAATTATTATATGATCTATTAGACAGTCAGTTTCAATATTGCTACTTTATTTTAAATTATTTTTACTATGCTCCTACTTGAAACTTTATATTGATAACATTATATAATTAATAACGGTATTCACACAAGGTGTTTATCTAGAAATAAAGTGTTATATTAATAAAGTAATTTAAAGTATTATGAGCGAATTTGATTTATTCAACTTGTCTCTGGAAGATTTTCAGAACAACCAACCAGATACCGAAAGAGGTCCTGGTATTTACAAAGCAAATCCTACCGAAGGTAAGGATAATGTCTACAGATCTGTAATTAGGTTTTTACCTAATCCAAAAGATCCTAAAAACTCTATCGTTAAGAAATTTTCTTATTGGTTAGAGGATTCACAAGGTAACGCCGGTTACTTTGATTGTCCATCAACTGTCGGTGAAAAATCTATCATTGCCGATACGTATTGGAAACTAGCAAAATCGGATTCTGCATTCGATCAAAAACAAGCAGAGAAAATTAGAAGAAAGGAATATTACTTTTCAGTAGTTCAAATCGTAAAAGATCCACAACGTCCTGAAATGGAAGGAAGCTTACAAGTTTTCAGATATCCTAAAACTTTGAAAAAATTCATCGATGCTCAAACATCTCCTTCAATCGAAGATATTGAATTATCTGGTGCAGAACCATGTAATGTATTTGATCTTTTTGAAGGTAAAGATTTTTCATTAAAAGTTACGCTTAAAGGTGGCTATTGGAATTATGATGAGTGTAAATTCTTATCAAAATCTGCAGTACAAGTAAATGGTGTAGCAATGGAAAATAACGAGGAAGGTCGTAAAGCGATTATGACACATCTCACCGATTCACCAGATCTTGGAGTTTATTATTACAAAGCGTGGTCTAAGGATCAAACTGATAAACTCTATACAATTCTTCAAGATATTTCAGGAAATCCTGGAGAATCTTATAGAAAACTTACACCAGAGGAAAGCGGTACTTCGGCACCAACTCCTAAGGCGGAATCGAAACCAACACCTAAAGAAACTGAAGCAGCTGCAACTAGCACAAAATCTTCAGGATCCGATGATGAACTAGAGAATTGGTTAAATAGCGCAGTTTAATCAAAACCATTATAGCCCCTATTCGATTCATTCGTTTAGGGGCTTTTAGTTTATCAAATTTATGGACACACAACTTACACAAGAATTAAAGAATACAATCATTGGTCGAGTATCGAATGTTTTACAATCAGAATTTCATGGTGAAAAATCTAGATTAAAACAAGGATATGATCGATTAAATTTTGCATGTCCATATTGTGGAGATTCTACCGAAAACCTTCGTAAAAAGCGAGGTAATATTTACTGGAAATCATTAATGTTTCATTGCTATAATTGTGATAAACATACTTCTGTTATTTATTTACTTAAGGATTTTGAACAAGGTTTAAGTAAACATGAAGACGTGTCAACGGTATTAGATTTTATATCAGAAAATAAAGTTGAAATAAGTTCACAAGATTATTTACAAATCGGTGTTTTCGAAACTTTAGAAAAACATGCAATACCAAAGGATAAAATATTCAAAGCAAAAAAATTAACTAATTTAACAAAAGGATCAGTCGGATATAAATTTGTTAAAGGAAGATTTTTATTACAACGTATAAACCACTTTGCTTGGTCAGACTCAGATAATCAATTATACATATTTAATTTAACAAAGGATGATAGGGTAATTGGATATCAAATAAGAAATTTTACTCCAGGCAGAACTAAATATGTAAGTTATACAATAGAAAAAATGTACAAAGAAATTCTAAATAAGGATTTAAAACTTCCTGGCATAGAAAAAGTAAATACATTATCTATATACTATAATATCATGACTGTAGATTTATCTAGAAATTTTACAATATTTGAAGGACCTACTGATGCATTATTATATCCTAGAAATTCGATAGCATTGAGCGGTATTAATAAAAATTCAGATATGTTCGATGATATAAACACAGCAAGATACTTCTTTGATAATGATTCTATTGGAAGAAAAACAATGGAACAAAAGCTTAAAAGAAAGAAAACCGTATTTATGTGGAAAAAATTTCTAAAAGAAAATAAGATAACTACACCAATTAAAGATTTTAACGATTTAATAAGACATTGTTATTTTGATAAAAATCCGGCATATAAATCATTGGATAAATACTTTACTACAAGTCCTTATGACATCATCAACATTTAAAAAATTCCAAGAGTTTGTGAACGAAGAGCTAGATAAATTTTACGAAGATGCTGAAGAAACATCAAAAAATTACAAGATACCTGTAAACTTTATTGACACATCGTCATATAACTATAATAATACTAATTCTATGTTTACCGAAGTTAAGAAAAAAGAAACCTTAATAAAGAAAAAGAAAACATGGAATAAGAACACAAAGAGTAATAATAAAGATCTATTTTAATGTCGAATATAACCGAAGATAAGCTTAAAAAAATTGAAAACTTACTTATTACCGAACGTAAAGATTGGTCAACTAAGATTCAATCGCTAGTCGGTACTATTGATAAAGCACATAAAATTGCTAAATCACAAACATTAATGTTATCATATCGACACATGATCGTAGATAAAATTATAGAACTTAATATATTATTAGGTAAGAAACGAGCAAATGATGCTAATTACAAAAAGATACGCTATCAATATTACAAAACACAACATGATGTTAGATTACAACATAGTGAGATAATGGAGTATATTGCATCGGATATGTCTTTAAGAATTAGAGAAACTAGTTTAATTGAAAATCAAATTTCTTACTATAAACAAGCAAACGAAACTTTAGATAAAATGGGATTTGCTATTAAAAATAGGGTTATCCTAGCTACAAATGATATTTGATTTAACACATAATGGTAAAATACTAACGTTACGAGATGCTAGTGAACTAGAAATAGATCAGCTTAAAATAACGTTAACTAAAAGAATTGAGAACTGGCGATGGGATCCTAGAGTTAAGAAAGGCTGGTGGGATGGTCGAATAAGTTATTTTAGAAACGAAATGTACGTTCCTTCTGGATTATGGCAAATCGTTCGAGATATGTGTAAAGATTATGGTTTTGAATTACAAGTAAATGGATTATCTGATAAATTCGATAGATCTATACAATTAGATGATTTTACTGAATGGGTTAAAGATAAATTTAAAGATCATAAACTAGACCCAAGACCTTATCAAATAGAAACTGCTTTTAATATAATCAAAAACAAAAGTTGTTTAGCTGAGCTTGCAACATCTGCAGGAAAATCATTAATATTATATATTGTTTTAGGTTATTTATTAGAAAATAAAAAAGCTGGTAAAGTTTTAATGATTGTACCTAATGTTAGTTTAGTAGTGCAAGCAACTGAAGATTTTTATGAATATAATAATGGATCATTAGATTTAGATTTACAAATACAACAAATATATTCAGGTTCTAAAATTAGAAAAAACGCAAATGTTGTAATAGGAACTTACCAATCTTTAGTAAAAAAGAAAAAAGAATATTTCGATGAATTCACAACAGTGATGATCGATGAAACTCATAAAGCAAAAGCACATTCTATTAAAACTATACTAGAAAAGTGTATGGAAGCCGATAGAATATTTGGAGTGTCTGGAACTATACCAAAACCTGATTCTTTAGATAGATTAACATTAATGGCTTATACTGGTCCGGTAATACAGAAAGTAATGGCGGATCAATTAATTAAAGAGGGTTATATTTCTCCAGTTGAAGTTAAAGTAATTGAAATGAATTATGCACCTGATAGTGTAAGAGAAAGCTTTCAATATTTAACAAAAAGTGAAGAAGATCGTAAAAGATTATTAGGATTAGAACAAAACTATGCGATACAAGCTACTGAACGATTAAACTTTGTCACAGATACGGTTCTTAAGGTCAAGAAGAATTGCCTGGTGTTATTTTATAGAGTTGAATATGGTAATATGATATTCAATAATCTACGAAATAAAAGTTCACGTAGAGTCTTCTATATTGATGGTGGAACTGATAAAGATTTGCGAGAAGAATATAAAAAACAAATGGAAGAAGGTGAAGGTAAAATACTAGTAGCTTCTTTCGGTACCTTTTCTACCGGTATTAATATTAAAAACTTACACTTAGTTGCATTAACAGAATCATTTAAATCCGATGTTATTATTCGACAATCTATTGGTCGAGGTTTACGAAAACACGCAACTAAAGATAAACTTACTATATTAGACTTTGTTGATGATTTTAGAATAGATAATTTCGTTAATTATCTTTATAGACATTCTAAAAAACGTAGAGAAATTTACAAAGAACAGCGATTCCCTTATGAAGTCAAAACAATAGATTTGTCAAAGATATATAATAAAACCTAAATAAAAAACGTTTTTTGTATCATGGCAAAATCTACTGGAAAATTAAAGTACGATTTAGCATTATCAACAACATCAGTTTTTGACACCTCTTCGGTATATGTTAATAAATCTGCTGTTTTAAACATCAATGGTAATGCAAATCTACAATATAAAACAATAGGAGCAACGTATTCTGATAATTCAGGATTGTTACCAACCGAAGCTAATTTATTACCTGGACCTTCCGCTTCTTTAGGAAAGGCTTATTTGTATATAAGAAATCTCGGACCTACAGCTGCTTCACCTGTAAGAGTTAGTTCTTCACAACTATCAGGATCTACATCATTATATGATTCAAATCAATTTGCAGATATTGCAGTTGGAGAATTTGCATTCTTTCCTGTAGTAGTAGGACCATCCTCATCTAATATTTTTGTTAGATCAGGATATGAAGTTGGTGTAACTTCTTATGCAGGAGCTACATATAATGAAATTGAATATATGATTGCATATACGACTCCTAACATTGAAGGACCTAAATATTAATTAAATTAAAACAAACAATATAAAATGGCACTAGTAAAATTTTCAAAATTTAAAAAGGAAAGAGCTACAATTAAAGAAGCTAGAAATAAAGAGATGAAATCTAAAAAGTTTAATCAACTGTTTAGTGAAACTCTTAAAGAACTAGGACTTAAATCAGTAGCAGATCTTTCAGAAGAACAAATGAATTCATTTCTATCAGCATTAAAAACTAAAAAACTTAATGAAGGTAGAGCAGAAGAAATTGAAGCAGATACAATGGCTGCTGGAGAACCACAACCTGCTGGAATGGCTGGTGAAATCAATCAGAAACATGGTTTTGATTCGCCACAAGATCCTAATACAGCAGAAGATGCTAAAGCAGAAGATTTAAAAGCAGATGAAAACGATACAATTGAAGTTGAGGTTGTTGATGATAACGCTGAGGTAACTGAAAATGCTGAAACGGTTAATGAAGCTAAATTTAGAGTAGGAGATAAAGTTTCTATTTTAAGTAGAGATTCCAAAAAACCATTCGATTCAGGTGAAGTTACTCGTATACAAAAAGATGGTATGATTGTGGTTAATGGTTTAAAGACTTTTTCAAGTGAAATAGCAATAGACGCCGATTCCCTTGTTAAAGAAAATGCTGAAACGGTTAATGAAGCTGAAATTAAATCTGAAAAAGAATTTGAAGACTATGCAATGGATGTTTTAAAGAAATCTCATCCAGATGATTTTGATGAATCTATCGCTAAAAAAGTAATTGACGGTCTTAAAGACAAATATAAAGATGATTTCGGTGCTATGGTTGGTGCTTTAACATCAGGATTTGGAGGATAATTAAAATAACACATAAATACGATATGAAAAACAAAATGATGACATTCGAATCGTTTAATTTGATTAAAGAATTAAATGAATCTCATGATAAGTTTAATAAAGAATTAGACTCTGAATTAGCATTAAACGAGGCATTTAAATCTGATTACTTAAGAAAATTTGCTTCTCAAGAAAGTGGAACTCGTTGGCAATCTGGATTTGCAAAAGATTTCTATAAACATGCAGGAATTAAATTAGATCAGATCACTAACGAAGATTTTATTATATTATCTAATCCATCTGAATGGTGGACTCAGAAATACGCAAGGAATGACAATGCCGTTGGATTCTTTGTTGATGATAACCCAGAATTCTTAAAGCAATTAAAGAAAAAGAAAAAAGGTAAGAGTGTTGCTGGTATCGGTGTAATTCTTACAATTATGAGAGGTAATCGTGGAATGTGGTATGGATTTGCTAAAGATGCAGGTTCAAGTTTTTCAAGATATAGAAAGGGATCAACTGAAAGATATGGTGTTCTTGCTGATGAATATGATACTGCATCTCTTTATGGATGGGATGGAGCTAAACAAAAAGCAAGAATAACTAGACCTAATCTAGAAGAAATGGCTACTAAGATTTATGTTTTAGATATTGATGCACTTAAAGAAAAATATAGTGCTTCTGAGTTAACGTCAAAGCGTAGAGAATCTAAAGCCGGTGCCGCTGCTTTATTGAGTGATAAAGAGGTAAAAGCTGCTAATAAAGCTCGATATGAAAAAATTCTTCAAGATCGCTTAGATCCAAAATTAATGTTCGAAGATGTTAAAGAATCGATGACTAAATATACAAATTGGTTGTCGAACAAAGTATCAGAAATTACATTAGATGGTATGGAATATGAGAATAGCAATTATTTTAACGAACAGAAAGTTAAATGGGGTTCTTGGAACGAGAGTCTTATGAGACCCATCGAAAATATGTGGAGTTTATTGAATAAGTTTATGAATCGTTATTATGACTTCTTGAGAGATCAAGCACATGTTGAAAGATTGCAAGAAAAGCTTATTAAAGCAGATTCGACCGAAGCTCAAAAGATTCAAAGTGAAATTGACTACTATGCAAAAACATATAACAGATTCGTAAAAGAAGCTACGAGTTATAGAGATTACGTAATAAAATATAAAAAAGACGTAGATGCAATTATTTCAAAATAAATTTAAAAGATATAATCAGTTTGTATTCGAAAAGTTAATTAACGAAGCAGATGATATTATTTTAGAAGGTGGTGCGTTTGGTCACATGGCACATCCATACGATGATATTAATTTAACCTTTGGAGAAATTAAAAATATGATATCTGATGCTTTGCAAGGAGGATTAGATAAGGAGGTTGTTGCTTCTGAGAAATTAGATGGTCAAGCTATTGCGGTATCTTGGAGAAATGGAGAATTAGTTGCTGCAAGAAATAAAGGCCACTATAAAAATTCAGCTGCTGGAGCAATGAACGTCCAACAAACAATTGATAAGTTTGCAGGAAGAGGTGATATAAGTGATGCATTTGGTTTTGCTATTAAAGATCTATCAGATGCTATATCAAAGATTGATGCAAAGAAACGAGATGATATATTTAAGAACGGTAAATCGTTTATGCATCTAGAACTAATATATCCACCAACTACTAACGTAATTAATTACGATGCATATCGATTAATATTCCATAGTGCTACCGAGTATGATGAGGCAGGAAATCCTATAGGAGAAGATAAAGCTTCAGCTGCTTTATTAACAAAACTTATTAAGGGTGTTAATGCAGATAT